CCTCCACCATTAAAGAAGCCAGAGGAGAAAATTGACAAGAAACAAACAGAATTTGTAGAGAATGAGAAGCACAATTTATTGTTTGGTGTTAGGCGATCGATACGTTACCATAATAGAAGAATATTATTCTATGATCATTTACATAAAATAGCACTTGCTGTGGCTCTATTGAGTAGTTTTGCAACTATCATATCTGTGCTAGGCAAATTAAGCCCTTCTTGGATCACAGCTTTTGCTCTTATAGTAGTCTTTTTCTCAGCAATTGATTTAATAATCGCTCCTGATAAAGCGGCTAGAATGCATGGTGATTTATCTAAAGAATTTTTTAATCTTGAAAAGTCTATCATTATTACAAAAAATATTACAGAAGAAGCTGTAATAGATTTACAAGCCAAGAGATTAGATATTGAAATGACTGAACCACCTGTAAAAAGGGTATTAGATGCTATTTGTCATAATGAATTATGTCGTGCTATGGGCATAAAAAATTGTTCTGTAGAAATAAAATGGTATCAAAGAATTCTTTGTCAATTTTTTGATTTCTGTGATTACACTATCAAAGCAGGATAAAAAATAAATAATTTTCACATAACGAAGCAATGCACTCTGACCAAAACTCAGTGCTGTGATACTTATTACAGTTTTAGTGGTTAGTCGTTTTGGCAGGTGTTATAAATTTCTTCTTTTAAACTTCTTCTGCATGATAGCATCAATATCAATCCAATCATAACAAAAAGTTACTTTATCTTTTCTTGCTTGTACATGAACAGCATCTTGACTCCTCCAAAAGAAACCAGCAGTAAGACCTTCCTGTTCAGATATTTCAGCATATCTTTTATATGAAACACTATCCCAATTAGCTTTCCCATTCTTTAAAAGATAGCAATCAACTGCTTCACCATACTGATGCCAGGACAATCCAGGTAAAGCATTGGTGCACCATCTTCCTCGCTGTGGACCAACACCATCTAATATTACAGCAAGCCAATGAGCACCTTCTTCATGTAACATTTCAATGGCATTTTTCACCTCAGCAGTGCTTCGAGATTGTCTCCAATACTTTGCTTGCTGCCAAGGTGATCTTAAAGTAAAGTAAGGAACCATTACAATAGACTCATCTTTACAAAGTTCAATTACTCTTTCAACTTTAATTTTAAACTTTTTTTCTAAAGAATTTAAATCTCTCATTTTGCCATTAGAAAATAAATTAATGCAACTATTGCTGGTAAAGCACCACCAGCAATTCCCCACATACCAGATTTTACACGCAAAGCCACAATCTCATTACTTATTTTACGCATTTCATCATCTAAATGGACCATACAAGTATTTAATCGTTCCAATTCTTTCAAAACATGTTGTGACCACTGCATCCAGCTATCAGGTTCATTAGCCATCGGGGAATCCTTTTGTTGGTGGTATAGAAATTGTAAATGACCAAGAATCTTTTAACCAATATATAACATGTTCAGTTTCCGGAAGAATTTCAAAGGACGCACCAATATTTAAAATGTGCTTTTCATCCTTTAGTGTTTTATTATTAAAAGTAATCTCAATACATCCTTTATACACAATCAAAATTATTTTTTCTTGATGGCTATGAGATTCCATTAATGTTCCAGCGGAAGCAAAAGTTCTTGCAATGGCAATATTTTCTCCTTTATAACAATAAAAAAGGAGAATGGGACCACCTTTTGCAGCTTGTAATTCAACACAATTAGATGTCCGCTTCACAAAATCCTCTAATCTTGGCACAGGGGGAAGTAGTCCTGTCAATGTTTGTAATTGCGCTAAATGGTTAAACTCAGGAATCTTCTTTTGCAACTTCAGATTCCACATTTTCAGTATCCTTTTTTACTATTTCTTCAAGTTTTAATTTTAAAGTTGATAAAAAAGCTGTTGATGACCAAACGGTTATTCTATTATTTTCCTCATCTGTACAAAATTTATTTGCAATGTTTGCAATTTCTTGTGCATCTTCTACTGTCATAAAATTATTCTCCTTAAATTTAATGTATCATTATCATACAAAATCAACAACTTGCCATGAAGGTGCTGCATCATTTATACCTCCAAATACCCATAATTGTGTAAAACTCTGCCCACCATTATCTCGATTACAAATACACATTGCTCCAGCAGATGCATCTGAATAAATTGAAGCAGGGCCTAATGTAAGTGGATTTTTATTTACATCTGAACCTACAGGAGCTAAGAACATATGCCCGTATTGATTAGTAACCATTAATGGATTATTACATCCAATTTCCACACCATAATATCCTGCATCCACAATTTCAATTGCATTGGTATTGGCATCATCAATTAAAATTCCTGCACCAGCAGTGTTTACAGTATCAATATGTATAGAGTTACCACCAGCATTCGCAATGTTTATTCCATTACCTGTTGAAGCACTAATATTAATTCCAACTCCTCCTGAATTATTAATATGAAGAGCATTATCAGTAGAACCTGTGATATAAATACCATAATCACCAGCATTAGCAACATAAATACCATCATCAACAGAGCCAGTAACATAAATACCATAACCACCTGCACTACTAACACTTATTCCATTGGCAGTTGAATCAGAAATTTCAATTGCATTGGTAGTAGCAGTATCAATTAAAATTCCAGCACCAGTACTAGTTCCATGTATATGGATTCCATTCGTACCTGCATCATTAATATAAATGCCATTAGCAATTGCATCTGTTATATTAATAGCATTAGTTCCTGCATTAGTTATTTCAATTGCATTGGTATTTGAATGTGCAATTAGAATTGCTGCACCAGCAACATTCGCAGCGGTAATTTCAATAGCATTACCACCCACACCTGCAATACGAATTCCATCTTGAGTAACACCAGATCCAATGTTTATTCCATTAGTAGTAGCATTTGAAATTGTTATTGCATTTAATTCAGCATCAGCAATTAAAATACCATTGCCCCAAGAATGGACAATATTTATAGCATTTTTTCCAGCTCCATCAGCACCAGCATTAGAAATGTTAAGAGCATGATTTGAAGTCGCTCCAGCTATATTAATGGCATATTGCCCTATACTTGCACCAACATATATACCATCAGAATAAGCACTTTGAACATAAATACCATATCCACTTGAACCACTATCACCTGCATCTACAATATGAATACCATGAGTATGTGCATCTAATATGTGTATACCAGGACCAGCAGCCGTATCTAGAATATCAATTGCAGTATCTGCAGCATCATCAATTAAAATTGCTGCACCTGCACTGTTTGCAGCATCAATATGTATTGCATTACCACCTGCACCATCAATATGGATTGCATCAGCACCCGCAGCATCAATATGTATACCATGATCATTTGCATTTAATATTGATATTGCATCCCCATTTACGGTAGTTGTTATTTCAATTGCATTTAATGCAGCAGTAGCAATTAAAACTGCTGCGCCAGCACTATTTGCAGCGGCCACATGGATTGCATTACCACCTGCACCATCAATATGAATTGCATCATAAGTGCCATTTGTATCTGTAACAAGAATACCATTCTCAGATGTATTTCCTGTAGTAATGTTTATTCCACTATTCCCATCCAATCTGTTTATCTCTGCATCCGTTGCGGTTATTCCATCACATAAATTAGCTGCAGTATTGATATTGGCAGCGGTTACAGTAACACCATCACAAGCAAGATTTATTTCTGCAATTGAAGCAGTTACACCCATACCTAACAAAGCCGCAGCACTTGTTATTGCTGTCCATAATTGATGATTTGTTTCTGTTGATGTTGTTAATACAACTCCACCTGACTGCTCAATTGCGTAACAGATTTCCTCTTGAAAGGCATTCATATCCGCAGCTATAATTTTTGTGCCAGGAGGCCCATCTGTGAAAAGATTACCCGCAGCATAATTTGACGCCTCTGTTCTGTGCATATTATCTCCCTTTCTTCATCTCTACTAAATAATGAAAATATCCATTACTCACCTTTAACAGACCAACCTAGACCATCAAAGTAGAATTTTCCTTTGGTTTGAACGCTGTTAGTACCAGCAGGTAAAACATAGCCTATTTGCCGCCCCATTAAATCAATATCAGTAGTAGAAAAAATACCACCAGAATGTCCAGTAGCAGAAGTACTCGTACTATGCAAATACAAAGGAAATCCCATTTGTGCTGAATTACTTGCTGCCATAGCACTGTAATAAACAATACCCTTTATTAGCATTCGTATACTTGTTGTAGCTGAAGCATGTGATTCTGTAGCAATACCTAAAAAGGCATTTGTTGTGGAAGCAGAACAATATGCTGGTTTCCACATGTTCCAACTAGTTAAATAATAAACTTTTCCAAAAGAAATGGAACAATCTGTTCCTGCTATTTGACTATCTAAATGCCATCCTCTAGTAGTTAAATCTGTTGTTATGTTTGTGATTGATGGTTCATTCCAATAATCTGTTGCACCAATCATTTCTGCTGGCATTACTGTCACTAAAAAATCTCTTAAATCTTGTGGGCTAATTGCCCCTGTCACATTATCTCCTAAAAGCGTTTGAAGCGCAGCCCTCGTTCTTGCTGTATCTGCCACTGTAATTCCTCCTAATTAATTATGTTTCATATGTTGTGTACCCAACAACATTATTAAATCGATCAAAACCTAATGAAAAACCCTTATTAAATCCACCACCAAAATAACCGGAGGTGTCTATTCTATTATGTCTATTGAATCCAACATTGAATCCAAGAGTAAAGGCACCATTGATTCTTGGGTACACTGATTTATTTTTCCACTCATATAAAGCCCCATTTATACCTACTCCACCATAAAGCTTTTCATTGTAAACTGTTATAGCACGAATTTGTGTAGCATCATCTTCTAATTGAGGTGCCACTTCTACCCAGGCATCAGAATCATTCCATTCTAAAAGTTTACCATATGGATAAGTACTGCTATAAAGTCTTCCATTATATGCAGCTAAAGAATGAGCATGTGTTTCACTACCTGATTGAGGTGCCACTTCTACCCAGGCATCTGAACCATTCCATTCAAAAAGTCTACCATTTGAAGCTGTTCCACCATAAAGTTTGTTATTGTAAACTGCTAAGGAGAGAATAGAGGACTGTGCTCCTAAGCTTCCAGCCACCTCTGTCCAGGAACTTGTACCATCCCATTCATATAGCTTTCCATTCAAAGCAGTTCCACCATAAAGTTTGTTATTGTAAACTGCTAAGGAGTAAATAAGAACCTCTGTACCTGCTGAAGCCACTTCCTCCCAAGCATCTAAATCATTCCATTCATATAATAATCCACTTGGAGAGGTGCCACCATAAAGTTTACCTTTATAAACTGCTAAAGAAAAAATACCAGTTTCACTGCCTAATTGTTGTGCTGCTATTGTCCAAGCATTAAAATCATTCCATACAAATAGTTTACCAGTTGGATAAGTGCCACCATAAAGCTTTCCCTTATAAACTTTTAAACTTAATATATGATTTTCTTCTCCCAACCTTTGAGCCTTTTCTGTCCAGGCATCAGAATCATTCCATTCAAAAAGCATTCCACCAGGAACTGTTCCACCATAAAGTTTATTATTATAAACTGCAAGAGAATAAATATAAGGATTGAACCCCAATTGACTTGCTTTTTTATTCCAAACTAATATTTCTTCATCACCTAAAATAGCAGTAAATCCATTACTAAATCCATTGCTAAATCCACCACCATAAAAAGACCATAAACATACTGTATGTGCTGGTTTGTAAAGATTACAATAAGTCACCAAGTCATTTATCAATGAAATGTCCTCTCCAACTGGACAATAAATTATAACTGACCAATAAAAAGACAAAGCAGCGGAACCACAAAATGCAGTACCACAGTATGAAGAACCACAAGTAGCAGTGCTATGTTCTAAAATAAGAATGCTTAAATTTAAATTATTAGCTATTTCACCAAAATAAGCTTTGTCTTGTCTTCCTCTAGCCCTTACTTTTGCATTTAAAACCAATCGGCGTAATGCTTCAGTAGAAGCCAATGTTAGTCCATCTTCAGGAACACCATAATCACGCTCATATTCCTCTAAAAGTTCATCTGCATACCTTGAATCAATCTCACCTAAAAGGATATCTACACGCTCTTCTAAACGATTAAACTCTTCAGCTAAACCATAAAGAAAATCAGCCATATCAGAATAGAGATCTCTTGTCCAAGCTCTCCCGGTTGGAAGAACAGCTTGCAACATTTGTAAATATTCAAGTGAACTTCTAGCCATTAGACATAATCCTCATAAGTTACACTGAAAGTTGGCATTTGTGTAAATGTTGGTGTGATATCTGATGTTGGATATGTTATTTTATGCCGTTGTTCCCCTGCTGCTCCACTTATTGCTTCATCAATTTCTGAAAGATATAATGTTTCTGATGGACCACCTTCTCTTAACAAGTAAGCATCTAATTCTGTATTAATAGCAGTTTGTACCGTAGTTGTATTTGGATATATTTGCACAGTTAAATAAACAACATATTCTGTTAAAGTTACAACTTCAAATCCCGGACTAGCAGCAACAGGAATACCTATAGTTTCACCCGTTGCTGGATTTACATGTTCTGAAATGTAATTGGATACAGCGGCTATCTGTGTTTCATTTGGCAGTATTGTTGTATCATTATCACGTACAAAAGCCAAACCAACTGAACCAACTCCAGAATATTCTGAATATACCCAAGCACGAGTTACGCCCGCATATTCCTTTGCCCAGTTTATGTAATCATGACTTGCACCACCATGAGGGGAGCGTTTTCTTCTGTATAAAACACGTTCTCTTAAATCATCATCTGATTCTTCATCAGCACCACCGGAAATTCCATCAGAGGATACGGTTAGAGTTGAACTCACTCCCACAATGGAAGAAATAAAAGATAAAGTTATACCAGCATCATCATTTCCATTTGCACCTGCTTCATTAGCTGTGAAAGTAACTGTATTAGAACCTACTACAGTAGCAACATCAGCATCCACAGTATAAACCTGTCCTTCTCCGCTTTGCATTCGTGAGTCTTTTGGAATAGTTGTGACTGCGGTTGCGGTCACAGTTGCTGTTCCAGTAGCATAAGAAGCAGCTTTTCTGGACATACCATATTCACTGGCTATTCTTTCCAAAAAAGCAGAATCTGCTGTAGAAACAAATAATTGATCAACAATATAATTTAAAAAACCATAAGTTAGATGTAGTCCACCTGCTAAAACTCTTATAAAAACTTTTAAGACAGATCTACGCAACAATGTGCCAATAGATGTCAAACGTGTCTCCACATCTGTTTGCATTCGTGCTACCAGTTCTGTTAAAGTTGGTCTTGTAAAAGGCATCTTTGTTACCTGACCTTTCTCATTTATGACATTTGTAATCCAAAATTATAATCAAACTTCATAGCAGTTTTTTCACCATCAGTTTTGTAAATTTCTACTAAGAAGTACAATCCATCATTTGGAGTATTTCTATTTCTTTCAACGGTCACGTCTATTCTTACTGCAACATCATCTTCTAACATCCAGTTTAAAGCTTCTTTTATATATTGCTTTGCTCTTACTAAAATATCTGGAGTTGTTTTAGATCTTTCTAATAACCACAGATGGGAACCAAGCTCATCACCTGCTATTTCAGGATAAATTTGATTTCCCCACCAACCTCTCTTAGAGCCTCCTTCTTCTGGTAAAATATCTTCATCACTTGCTCGTTTATCAGTAAAAAGAGACATTAATACAGCACTTTTTAAACCATCATCAGTTTGCAAATCACCCAAACCAAGATCCAAATCGCCTTCAAAACCATAAACTACACGAGCATCTGATGCAGTTTCACGTACACTTTCATATGCGCCAATGTCAGGCAGAAACCATTGAGGAACTGAAACCCCTGCAAGATCTGATGAATAACCGAGATCTGTTCCTGCATCAATACAAGGAGAATCAGAATTCAAACGGAAACTGGAATTTAATAAAGGATCTACTGCTATAGAATTTATATCTTGATTTCTGGCACTTTGATAAATAGAAAATTGTTCCATGGAATAATCAGTACTTTGATAATTTATCATTGTTCCAGAAGCTTTATAATAACAATTATAGTCTGCTTCTATATCACCTATTGTTGCTCCTCCCAAACATTCTTCATCACCATCTCGTGTAGAAAAGGAATATAAAATGTTATTTTTAAAAACTATACTATCAGCACCATAAAAGGAAACTGTTTTAAAATAATAAATTGTTCCAGTCTCATAATGAGCCCAACTACCTACACCATTGTTATATAATGTGTTATTATACACCTGTATTTTAGTACCATCAGTAGGATGGTAATGCCAAAAAGACATACCTTCACATGCATTGTTATATATTAAATTGTACGCAGCCACTCCCCAACCACGAGTATCTGCATCACTACCTAAAAATGTAAGTGGACTATTAGGAATAGACGCCCCAACCTGTGATCCATTATAATCACTTGTGCCATTCTTTATAATATTTTTATTGAAAGTAAAATTCTCACAATAAAGAAAGTAAACTCCTCTAAGAGCAAACTTATCTATTGTATTGTTCTCTACTATAACATTCTCCATTTTATTCCATTTATATGCCCCAGAAACCGCTAACCCTTTGCCCTTTACCGAATTTTGAACATACCCACTCCATCCATAACCAGAATTAGATATTGTATTTCTTCGTATATATCCATCTGAAAAACTTCCTGTGGAATAATCATATTTATTATATGTTACTATTGCCATTCCCAAACCACAGCCATCTACGATATTATCTTCAAATGTAATATTGGAAGCAACCTCAGCATATTCTGATCTAAATGATTGCCAAGATATTCCTGCATCAAATCCTTGAGAGACATTGCAACGCCTGACTATCACATTAGACATAGTAGAATAAAGTGCAAGACCATCACCATGTCTATAACCAAATGGGGAATATGCTCCTCCAAAATAATGGCATTCACAATCTTGAATTATAATATCGTGACCACCATCAAAAAGAATTAAACAACCCTGACTGCGCCTTACTTCAATATTTTCAACTGTAATATAGTTCTTATAATCACTATAAAATGGTTTCCCTTGAGAACTTATATGCATGTTCCCATATACTGTCGCTGGATTTCCTACGGAATAAACAACAATTGTATCGTCTGCCGTTACATAAGTATAATTTTTAACTGTGTCTAAACTTGCAACGTCATCAGGTCCAATAAAATACCCAACATTATCAGGAGCTTCTGAACCAAAAACAACAAATGTTCCCATCCACCCATCCTGTCTGGGCATTAGTCCACTTGTAGTAGACCATTTATTAGTATCAATTTCTGTCCAATCACCTGTTTCATTAAAATTTTTACTGCCATATATGATTGGTTTTGCACCTGAACCGTATGCACCAAAGGTAATTGGTGCACCTTCAGCTCCACTAGAAGGCACTCTCAAAGAGTATGTGTCTACAAGCACTTCTGAGTTAGCACTTTTCAGAACCTCCCAAGTACTTCCACGTTCAAGAAGAATACTGTCACCAGGTGAAAAAGTAGATGTGCTTATCTTATCCAGAGTTGCCCATGCACCATCTGAATAACCATTATTGGTATCATCACCTGAATTACTAACATAATATGTTGTCATGCAATTGTCCCTGTTCCTGTTCCTGTTACAGCTCCTGTTGGACATGTTCCTGTAACAGTTGTTGTTACTATTGCACCTGCTATTATTTCAGCAACAACTCCCTCAACAATTTTATCTATTAGTGTGTCAAGAAAAACTGTATTTAATCCAACAGCATATGCAGTATTTTCATCTGCTGGAGCATAAGTCGCAAAAGTGAATCCATAACCAGCATCTTCATCTGTCAAAGCTGCCTTTATTGCTGTTTTAATACTTGTTGCTCTAGTTGTTGCATCCATTGACATAGTAAGGCTCCTTCTATTACTTTTCTGCTCTCATCTTAGCACACACATCTTGGTGTGGTGCACCAGTATAATGACAAATACTTTTTCCAGTTATTAAACCATCAGTTGCAATAAGAGCTGTATCGGTTGTCTGTAAATTGACTCCACCAGCAGCAATAATATTTACGGTAGTAGTACAATTTATAGTCAAAGAAACACCATTCATTTCAATTTCCTGACCAGATTTCATTTTTATATTATGTGCGCCACTTTCAGAATTCCATTTTGTATAAAGAGCCACTTCACCTTCAGCTAAATCTGTAATCCTATATCGTCTATCACCAATACAAATTGCTAATGCCTGTTCACTGTTACCATTTATACTGACAATTACTGCTTCAGGATAACCATCACCTTCTGATGAGTGGCCAACACTTGGGTAAGTTTCTAGACCATATTCCTGTACCCTTTGAACTCCTTGCATTTCCTCAGAAGCATATGCTTTCAAACGCAATTCTTGTAAAGCAGTTGTGCCATCTTTGTCAGTATTAGCAACCTTAGTCACAACTCCATGCCCTATTATAGTATTCAATTTACTTCTTATTGGTGATAATAGTCTATTTATTAAATCAATCATTTATTTAAAAATGTTTCTGTTGTGAAACCCATTTCTCGTAGAGCTTCTGATGAGAATAATTGATCAGAACTAGTTACTATTTTTCTTATAGGTTTACGTAGAATCATATAAGCATCTTTCTTCATTAAAATTAAATCTGTTGTACTTCCATCACCCTCTGAAAAATTGAATCTGACATCAGTGATTAAATAAGTACCTTCAACTTTTAAAGTTGGATCATAAACATTAACTAAGTTGTTTACAGGCCAAATTTTTTCAGCCTGAAAATCCGCTCTCTTTGGATTTTGAAACCAACTATAAAGAGTGTAATATAATGCACGGGATTTGCCCGCACGAATACGTGCTTCCTGTTCTCCTCTTGTTTTACAAATATTTACCTCTGCAATTACCTTCTGAGTAGTTGTTCCTGTTTGTGCGGTAGTCTTTAAACTTGTATCAATTGTGAAATTTGAAATTATGTCTGTTGTAAGAACTTTTGGGCGATAACGTATCTCTGTTGTTTTTCTATTGGCACCATAAACTTGTTGCATTACAACTTCATCTTGAACAAGAGCTATAGGATTGATTTCTTGTGAAAATAAATTAACTCTTTTACTTACACCTTTTCCACGAACAAAGTAATGTGAAAATCGTTCTCTATCTGTTTGCAATAAACGTCCTTTTTTAACATTCTTTCCACGAATGATTGTCCCATAACAGGATTTTGTACCAGCTCTTGTTAAATAGAGATTTCCATCTCCTTTACTCATTGGCATTATACCCTTAGCATTGCAAATTCTTTTTATTGCATCACCAGCAGTCTCCCCCACACTCACTTTAAATTTAGCTAAGAGTTCAGTGGCAGCTTCTTTAACAGAGGCATCACTATTAACTGTTATATTATTAAAAGGTTCACAAAGTGCTGTTATTACAGTAAGAGCAGTTTGATTATTCCATTCATGAGTCTCAATTTTAGTGTAATCTTCTGGAACGTAAGAGCAATCAACAAGATCACAAGTTTTATCTCTTCCTTTTATTAAAATTCTATGTGATTTCTCATCATAAGATTCATCTATATAATCAATGTAACCTGTAATAACTGTTTGTCCTTTTATCTTCACAACACAAGATTGACCCATTCTTAGGTTCCAACCTTCTCCCTGCTTTGATAGTTCTTCAACTGCACTTATTTCAAACAAACCAGCCAGACGATTTAGAGATAGACTCACTGAGACTTCTTTCCAGCCAGTGTACTTAGTTGATAGTTTTTTATCTATTATAGTCAGTTCTAAATCATTCATTCAATAACTCTATAAGTTCCCCTTGTGGAAGAAATCCGGGATGTATTGTTGCTACTTTATTTCTTTCAAAGATGTCACTGCAACGATTTACATCATTATATCTGTCATAAGCAAGAACTAATGTTGGAATGACCGCTGGTGGAACTTTGTATTTTGTAATTTTTGATAATGAAGCACCTTTTGCTTTCATTACTTCAACAAAACTACTACGAACATCTTCCAGTGCAGTGAAAATTTCTGTATTATCAATAGAAATATTGTAATCAGAATAAGTTGTGCTTGCAGATTCATCTGCTAATTTGTAAAGAAGAGTATCAATTGCATCTGTGATCTTTTTTAATAGTTCCATTAATTTTTCATAACTAGCTGCTTCTGTACGTACAGCTATTCTTGTTGCATTCATTAATGCACTTGCTCGGAACATGTTAATAATATAAATACGATCCACAGCTTGTGCTGCTGAGTTTGCCGTATCTACAGTAATATCATCCAATCTACCACCATACCAACTTGCATCTGGATTTCGTGTGACAACATCTTCTGTGCCAGCATTATCATAACCTGCTATACTTGTTGTCGTTATTGTTGTATTGTCCTCACCAAAGTCTTCCATTGAAACATAAGCATCAACCATAGAAGATCCCATATCCTTTGGAACTGTATCTCCAGGCAAATTTACAACAACAGATTTTTCAGCAAAACTACATGTACCAAGAATAACTTTTGATACAGGAGTTGGAATTCCAATCATTTGTAAAGGATGATCTACTGTGTCTAAAATTAAATCTGCTAAATCACAGGCAGAGGTAACAACATCAGTTATATCACTTATTGCTGTAGTTATATCTTTACGAACTTTATTCAGAACACTTGATATACTGTCTTTTGTTTTACTAAAACCACCTAATAACATTCCAAAACCAGATGAGACATCGGAAGTGACTTCTGTTTTTGTATAGTATGTTTTAATAGAAGAATCTAATTTACCTCTCATTTGTCCATAACTATCTTTTAGCTTATTAAATCCATCTTCTGCCGCATCATCTACTATAGAAACAAAATCAAGAATAATATCACTATGAATAGTAGATAAATCTTGTTCTACTTCTTTAAATGGCATAGTGAAACGAGCCATTCCACCTTCTTTGAAAGATTCTGACATGTTTACTTTGCCAGCTAAAGCAACGGTAATCTTTCCAAGGAAAGGATGAATGAGGATTCCTGCACCTTCACCTCTTAATGCATTAATTAATTTATCTCGGTCATCAAAGTAATTAAAATCATTACTTGTACTTTGAATGACATAACCATTGAGTGTAAATTGATCAGTATCTTTTCCAGTATCTTCCACAAAAGTTTTGTCACTGAAAGGAAAAGTATGGAAAATATTCTTTCGGCCAAATTGGGATTCCGTAGTGTCTATAAAAAAAGGAATGCCTCTGAAGGAAGCCTTTTCTAACTTGTCACGCCATGACATTAGTACCCTCCTGTGGTGAGACCACCATAAATATCAGAATTCATAATAATATCAACAAAAGAAGGTTTACTCACTTGAGAAATGACAGCTTGTGTTCCAGGAGCACTTGATACATTTACATCTATTGTTGTTTTGCCTTCACGTCCATAACCTTCTAAACCAATTGCAGTATTGAAGGAATCAGCAATTTTA